GGCCTATCTTCTAAAACACAGGTTTGATGTCCCCTAAGACTCGCCGGCCATCAAGAATGTCGTAGGTGAAGTCATCGTGAAGCTGGACCCACACTTGCCGGTAATGGTTGAAGTATGGCTCGTCAGTTGGCGTTTGCCAGCTCTCGAGTTTCCACCCTGACATTATGGCCAGGTTGCGTATTCTGGAATCGGACTCAATAAGTCCATTCATCTTGGCGCAGAGAACGACAATGTTTGCCGGTGAGTCCAGCTTTTTACTCCCGCCAATCCCCCGGTTGATTCGATGGTTAGGGACAGCCGTCTCAGTGTCTCCGCAATGAACGCAACCTAAGTCACGCTCCAGGTATTTCAAGAACTGCTTTTGATTCATTAGGCCACTCGATTACCTCTCGTATCGTCACGACACTACGGGCTTTATCCTTGGTCGTGAATATCTTGCGTAGGTTCAGCTCGATGACCCGGTAATCGTCATCGAATGCTTCACCGTTGAGTGCGTCTAGAACAAGCTTGGCCATATTGTCCAAGTCACGCCTACGCCGGTTGCCGTTGTAGAACTCAATATCCACTACGACTTGATGTTCGAACATTTGTTCGCCTAGTGCTCGCCAAGTGTCCCTGACCAGCCGCTCACCTTCCAATGTTTCCTTTGGCGTGAATGTTCCCCTCGCTGTGACCCTGGGCCGTTGCTTAGACCTTGGCTCACCTGGAACGGTAAAACGCACCACTCTGTCCGGTGGCGCTCCCTGAACCAGGTTGAGACAAAAGTCTGTTGCGATATCGTCCACAGGAATCATTGTATCCATCAGGACCGCTAACATTTGGTTAGCTCATTCCCCACTCAAGTCGCACGAGTGGACTGATGGACCGCCCAACCTCGAGCCTGTCCCGCAAAGCTCGCAACGAGCCGACAGCCGCCCGATGCTTCTGCTCTGCGATTTCCAGCTCGAGCCTGCTGCCCTGAGTCTCCAGAACCGCAGTGTATTTACGGACATCCATCGAGCCTTCAATAGACAGGAATGACCGAGCATAGGCAACCTCGTGGGCCACCCTTGCTCGGACAAGCTCCTCGTCCAACTTGGCGATGTCTCTCGTAGTGTCGTCAATGTCCTTCGAGATGGAGGCCAGAGTGTCGATGACCTGCTGAGGCGTAAGGCTACTTGTCAGCTGGTTTTTCATCTGCGAACTCTTTGCCCTTGTCTGCGAACATTTGCTTCACTTTATTGGAATATCCGCCGGAGACTGCCTGCTCCCATAGCTTCTGAAGCTCCTCACGGCTACCTGCGGCCCTAACAGAGTCCTCTAGGCCCTCGGGGACCGGGGAATCTTTTGCGGGCTTCTGCGGGCCTCTTGCGGCCTTTTCCATCTCCTCACGAGATGGACGCTTGCCTTTAGCATAGTCCATATTGGCCAAAGCTCGACCAATCGCACTGGTTTCTGCGTTTTCCAATGCGGCAGTCTTGTTCGCTCCAGCCGTGCCCTCAATCTCAAAGGCAAGACCAGTGGCTTTGGGGCAACCCATTTCCTGGTCCTCTCGGCAACAGTAGACAAACGCCTGGACCATGAAAATACCTTTGGCCCGGTCAGTAGGGTTAGTGATTTCCTGCGTGGTGATTCGACCATCCTCATGGTCGGTGAGGAATCGGCGGATACGGTCCTCCACCAGTTCGTACTCGTCAAGGTTGAACATAGGCATTACTTTTCTCCAATCTCTAGGGTGTCAATGAGTATTTCTGAATCGTGCTCGCTGTTCCGAATCGCCCAAAACGCCAAGTGTTTAGCATGGTCGTCACTACCGCTGTAAACCCTCCCAGTAATAGTGAACTCTCTGTACTTCATGTCCGACTTGTCATCATCCATTCTCTGCTCTCCGTTCTATCAGTTGGTTAGCGGTATCTATCAGTTGGTCAATCATCTTTGGGTCCCGCTCAATCCAAAGTGTTTTTGGCTCCCACCAGGCAGGAACCATCTGACCGTCCACTTCCTTGCGAAGCATCCAAGCGAACAGGCACTTCTCGGAATCCGTAGTGAACAACTGCCATTGAACCTGACGGCGGTAGTGAATCGGAATCCCCACCTCGCCAAAGTCCTTGCCGGATGTTTTGATTTCGCATATCAGCTTATGGTCCAGGGATAGGCCATCGGGAGTAGAGACATATCGGTAGTTGTTCTTACTCTCAATAAGCCACTCGTTCGGCATAATACCGAAATGCTCCTTGACCCATAGGCTGATGGGACCCTCCTGCTCCAACCCAAACTTGACGTAAGGGTTTTCCTCGATGTTCTCGTCAGGCGGTCCAGGGTTCAATATTGCCTCGAATCCTTTGGGCGTGGCCGCCTGCGCGACTTCAGTAGCACTTACGCGACCCTCACGGGCGGCAAGCCACTCACGCTTGTCGATGGCTTTGTTAGCAACGAATCGCTGAACGCTAATCACTTGGCTAACACCTCCTTGCCGAGTACCGCCTGCCAGACCGTGGCCTTGCGACCATACTTAGTCTGACCATGGATACCGGTTGGCTCGACCAATCCCATCGAGACAAGCTCGGCACGGCGGGACCGAATCCCAGAATCGCTGGCCCGTGGAGCGTGCTTCCACTTTCGGTATACCTCGACCAGCTCCTCGTCAGTCCTTGCTCCGAGCAAAGACTTGTAAACCCAATACTGGATTTGAGTCACGTTCTTCACTGATTCTGCCGCATCGTGACTCGTCTGCGGGTCTGTCGCTCGTGCCCTAGCCAAAGTACACCCCCATGATTATTCCAGCCGCTAAACCAATGCAAAGTGAGAACAACGACCATCCAGCGACGTCAGACCAGTGGAACTTTGGCGCTGACCGCTCTCGTGCCCGAACCAACTTGCGTGGCTCGTGATACCAGAACGCTACATGACTTGAGGCTGGCTTAGGGGCAGGTACCCTGTCGCCAACCTCAGTTTGACTAGCTATCAGTTGATTTTTCAAGTAACCCATTTTGAACCTCCATTCTTGCGGGTTATCTCTATCCTAGTCGAGACCAGCGACTTGCCGGGGATTGATTCGCTGTCGGCGCGGTTAGCGACTATCCTTGGACCTAGCGGGCCGGACCTACTGGCCTGAGAAATGAGGAATTCATGAACGAAGCAACTGCTTCAACAAGAATGTTTGAGGCCAGATACCAAGACTGGCTGGAGAACTACCAGAAGATGGCGATACTTGAGGATATGTCTGAACGCCTATCCTACGTGGACCCGAACAGCCAGTTTGAGCTCAGCGACTTGCTTCACGAATGCGCTGACAAGTTCCCGTCAGTCTGGTACGTCGAGCGAGCAAAGCAGTGGGCTGACTGTAACTGTCCTGACCCAGAGGACTTTGGAGTTGTCCCCTGGCCGGCCAACGAGGAAGTCGGCCTGACCATTCTGGACCGGATTGCCGCAGCACTCTACGGTGCCGCAGATGCCTACCTCGAGCAGGTCATCTACCACGAAGATGCGAAAGCAGACACCAGCGATTACCTGTCCGTACTTGAGGTAATCAACGACGAGCTGGCCAAGTACGGAATCATCGGATACAAAAAGGATGGTAAGAAATGAGTGACGAACAAACTGCGCCCGATTTCCGGGCCTTGCGGATTCAGCTTCAGATGGCGGCAGATACCCACGCCAGACTGAAGGCTCAGCTGAATAACAACAAGGAGATGCTGAGAATCATTGCTCAAAGTGCCCACGAGCAGGGGATGACCTACGAGAGCATCGCCAAAGGACTGGGTGTTGCCAAGAGAACGGTATGGCTATGGCTGAACCCGGAAGATTGATATCAAGCGATGAAGTTTGGGCTCCCCTACCGCCAGTGGGGGACCCGGACCTCATACCCACTGGACACCCACGGGGACACCTGTTCATGTGGGATGGAGACCTCAAAGTGTTCTGCTATTACTGCCAGGGTCAATGGCTCGAGCTGAACGACCACCGGCGGTCCCTTGGAAGATGGCGAACCCATTACGCCACCCAAGACGGTGCGCCGCCCTCACAGTGCACCCGCACCGAGCACTACCTAAACCCAGAATGTAACTGCCTCAAATGCTCAGAGAATGGAAACTCAAAATGACCAGAGAGATACGACTCAAAGTAGTGAACCGCGTTGGAGAGTTCAACGGGCCAGCGCCAGTTATCCAGATGAACCGTGGTGGAATCTGGGAAACTAGCACTACCTCGAATCGATGCCCAGAGCAGGGATGCGATGGATACCGTTGCTTCTTCCAGGACCCGTACTATGACGTGGTCCTATGCTCAGGCACCTGCGAATACGAAGAATACTTCACAATCGGTGACTAACTGTCAGATACGAGAGGACCCCACCAGGGAGAATGGAGGAAAGCACCTGGTGGGGTCAATCTCATTGTAGGGTTTGCCCGGTCAGTCTACTGGCAAGACTCACATTGGAGCAAATCCATAGGGTCTACCGGCACCTCGTAGGTGCCCACTCTGTCCGAGCTCAAGACTTTTGAGGCTTGTCGTAAACAAGCACCGAAGTCAGCAGAGACATTACTCCCGCCAGCAGAGAGACACTAACTAGGTTGTTCCAATCAACGTCAAGGATACCGATTACCTGCGAACTGGTAATCACTGCGAGCGCTGTCTGCGCCACGGTTTTCATTGCCCGCTCCCCCGAGTAGGCCCAAAACTTCTTCCACTTATCCATCTGGATTCTCCTTCACCGATGCGGTCACTTGATTCTTGTCATCCCAAACGGCCCCAAAGATGTAGCTCGTAAGAATGAGAGTAATCAATGCTACCCCGCCGGTCACCAGGTCGCTTACGTCCACGCCGGTCCCCGCCAGAACCGCAACGCTACTGGTCAAAAGCATGACCGCCCCAATACAAAATGCGGCAAGAATATACCGCCTACGGATTTTCCAAGTTGTTTTCGTCACCCAAAGAGCCCAACAATCCATGGCATAACAGCCGCTACGAGTCCAAAACCACCGACAGCCCAACCCATACGCATCTCGAGCTTACGGATTCTCTGCTCATGGTCTTCAATCTTTTCCTCAGACCCCGGCAGAGAATTGGCAATCTTCTCCAACAATCTACCCTGGCGCTGAACCTCCAGGTAAATGTCCCGCATAGACACCTTCACTGAGCTGGTCTCGTTCACTTCATCTCCCATTACTTCAATGCCCTTCTGATTTGAAACCATCTGGACAGTCTGGCGCTCATAGGGCGCTGTGCGGGCTTCTCAGGCGTTGGCTTTTCCGGGGACCCTAGACCCTTAGGTGGGTCCTGTTCGGCGCTTACAATCGATTCTGCGGCCTCTGTTTTAGCCAAATATGGCTCTGGGTCCGTTGTATCGCCCCATTTGCGTGATTTACGCACTTCCCAGTGAAGATGCGGTCCCGTACTCGCACCCGTGTTGCCAGAGTACGCAATCAGGTCCCCAGCCTTGACCGACTCAGGCAGACCAAGATGCGATGGCTTCTGAAGATGATAGTAAACCGTATACAAGTCATTCGCGTGTTTGATAATCAGAGTGTTCCCGCCTGACGAACTTACACCCTTATGAACTACTACCCCAGCTGCCGGGGATGTCAGCGGTGTTCCGACAGGCAAAGCGACATCGACTCCATGATGGAACTTGCGTTTGCCAGTAATCGGATGAACGCGCCAACCATATGGCGATTTCTTGTTGATGGTGTAGCCGTCAGGCCAGGGCTTATTGAGCTTCATCTACGGCAACCCAATCGCCAGCAGACTCGTCCCAAGAATATACGCCACCATCGGCAGGATACGGAATCGGCGCATCAAAAAGGCAAGTGTCCTCGTTCAACACCCAAGAATCGTAGGGTTTCGGCGGAATGAACGCGTCGCGTTCCTCATCGTAGGTGTAGCCGATACCGGCATAGTTGAACCGGTAAGGCTCACCACCGTTTAGGTGAACGCCGCCCATAGTGTTATAGGAAGTGCGTTTACAAGTCAGCCCGTCACGCTTAGTCGCATAGTAGGCTTCCCAATCTGAAATGCCGTCTACGGTTTCGTTTTCATCACGGCCAGGGATAACCTCGACAACGACATTATTGGAGTCTAAGAATGCGTAATAGGCCATTAGTTACCTCCCAAAACTAACCGTGTCAGTACCCGCAGTGAATACGGTGATTTTGTCGTCTCCGTCTGTCACGGTGGAAGCGGTCAAACCTGCCCCAATGGTCAAAGAATAGTCGGCACTGTATCGAAGAATGACTACTCCTGAGCCCCCGCTTCCGGCTCGGCCTCCCGCGCCTCCGCCCGTGTTTGCGTCT